AGAAATTTTTCTGGACTCATAAAACCTTTGAATGCTCCAGACAAACCGGAACCTCCGGCTAAATTACCTAGTCCACCTGTTAAAGCATAACCTAATGCAGCTTTACCTATTGGAGATTTTGCAATCTTCTTAACCGCTCTAGTTGCTTTTTTAACTAACTTACCTAAAAAATATTGTTGTCTTCCTGATTCAAGGTCCATGATTCCACCTTCGTAAGGCATGCCACCTTCTGCTAAACCTGCTCTACCACCATCGGCTAAGTATCTAAAAGCAGTATTAAATTTAGGTTCTTCTGCTTCTGCATCTGTTGTATCTAAACCTGTTGTAGTTGGTACAGGAATTGGTGGAATGTAAAAGTCATCTTTTTCTCGTGGTTCAGGTAAACCAGGATAAGCACCAGCCTCTTTTAAAAGATTTTCTCCTTCTTTGGTATCAAAAAATTCTGGAGTAATCATATCATCATCATAATATTGTCTTTCTTTTCCAAGATCTCTTAATAAACCAAGCTCAATTGCTTTATTAAATTTAGCTTGTTTGTTAGGTATAAGACCTATTCTACTTGCAAGTCCTATACCAAACGGAATATTGTCTTTATATTTATTAAAAGTTGTTGGAGTTAATTTAGAATTAATAATTGCTTTTGCAGTATTTAAATTTTGTTCTGCAGTAGTTTTTGATCTATCTACTCCAGGACCAGTGTTATCTGCAATACCGTCGCCTTTACTTCCTTGATAGCCACTATTACCTCTCATTCCACCTTGATAACCACTGCTTCCATAAGAGCTACCTACATAACCAGGACGTTCACCGTCTGCTCTTTTTTTAACTAGCTGTTGATATTGTTGTGCGTTTGTTATGGCCATTTTTCTATTCTATTTTGTTTTTCCAAATAAATCAAGGCTAGGCATTATAACATTTACGTCTTGAGCCATGTCCTCGTTTTTATAACCTTTAGCTTCCCAGTCTTTTTTTTCTTTAAAAAGCTCTCCAGTTTCTTTGTGTCTGTACGTTGTTTCTACTTTTGTTGGTTTTATCTCTATCATATTAAGTCCTGTCAAATTCTAGTATTGATACTGTGCCTTCAAATATATCACCTGTAGCTGCCTGTAATTGTAACTTGTCACTCTCTTCTAATATAACTGTACCATTGTTTAATGATCTAGAAGTCCCTGTATTTATAGTTTGTTCTGCAAACTGAAAAGTTCTCGATGCTGAAGTATCAAAAATAAAACCTTTTAGTTCTACGTTAGAACCACCTACATTTGCAACTTGTATGTTTTGTATAATAGCTCTAGACTCTAAAGGTACAGTGTAAATATCTGTAGCATCAGTAGTTGTTAAATCAAATTGTGCATTTTTATATCTATTAGCCATTATTTACTCCCGGACTTGCTGTTGTAAACCATGTAAATCTTTGTTGTTCGTCTCTTAAATCTTGTTGAAATGTAGAGTTTAGTTTTTCAATCAATCCATCCAAATCTCTAATCAAAGAATCAGCATCATTCTGTTTATATTCTTTTCCAGGTCTTGTAAATACTACTGTTACTTTAGCCATTATCTTCTTCCATCTGGTTGTGTGTCTAATCTAAATGTACCTAACTTCCAACTTTGAGAAACTCCTGTGTTAGCTACTTTTAAAGATATAGCTCTTGCTCTTGCACGTGTATCTATTTTATCAGTTGAAGATGTAATAGTAAACGGACCTAAAGGTGAGCTTGCTTGAGAACCATTAGGATAGTTTCTAAGTTGTAGTGTTACTTGTGTACTACCTGTTTGAGATAAAAAGTCAGGTATAAATCTTCTTATCTTCATAATAAATTCACCATCTCCTTTAAATGTTGCAACACCTGTTTGTTGTCCGGTAGACGTACTACGAGCTTGTGTAATATCAAAATCTCCTGATTCAATATTAGAAGCAATTGCTGTAGTTGTTCCATTAGCTATTTGATCAGTTCCTTTTTCATGTTCAAAATATATTGTACTTCCTTCAGTATTACCTACTACATCAAAAGAAGAGTCAACACCTGCACTGTATTCTGTTGCGTGTGGTAAACCAAACACAGCTGAATCTTGCCATGTTCCACGAGCTAAGGTTCCTGTTGTCCAAACAGGTCTCTGTGGTGATGAGTCCATATAATTATAAGTTACAGATCTATTAACAACAGTAGAACTTTCTGTGCAATAGAACCAAGTAATTTCTCCAAACAAATTATTTAATCCAACATTAATTAATTGGTTAGCTGTTGTATTTAAATCGTTATAAACAAAGTCTTCTACTAAACATGTCATAGTTTCCAAACTACCTGAGTATCTAAAGAAACCATTTTCTGATAACCAGTATGCAGCACCATCAACTTCTAACGCAGCATTCTGTCCAATTAAACCACAGTTAGTTCCAACTTGTTGAAAACCAAAAGTAAGAGGTTGACCAATAAATCTCATAGTAAACAAAGATGTATCTGTCCAAACATAAATCGCATCCCTACCTCTAACTGCACCTACAATTTTTGATCCGTCTGCAAGTCTTTGAAAACCAGCAGTGTTAATTGCTGTTGGTTGATATGTATTAATATCTTCTTGGTCTGAAAATCTAATAAACATTTCATCTTGTGTAGCAGGTGTACCTATTGTTTCTTCTGTACCAAAAAATACTAAGTGACGATCGGGAGTTGATACTAACATATCACGTGATGCTGTTGGTGCACCACTAATAATAGTTGCTCTGTTGTTCGTTGCGTTTGTTGCATTAGAGTCCCATTCAAAAACTTGTGCATTATGTATTAGTGCAATTACTTTATCTCCAAAGTTATCTATACTCCATAAACCAGGATCTATAACTAAGTCACCTGAAGCTGCTTCACCCCATGCAACATAGTCAGAAGTGTTAGTTACTGTTGCTCCATTTAAATGAGAAGCTGCTGTTGTGTTTCTAACTTCTCTTGTTACACCTGTTAAAGTGTTTGTTGATATTCCTGTGTAAGAAATTTCTTCTGTGCCTATTTGAATAAAGTTGGTACCAGAACTTGGAAACTGTGAAACGTCTGACAATGTAATACCTGTAGTAGTAGATGAGTTAATACCACCATTTAAAGTTGTTGTTGCTTCACCTGATACTGTTCCACTCCATTGACCTAACCCATAACCAAAACCAGGTAATTGAGTTGCTGGTCCAACAGGATAATAATGTCTTACTCTAATACCACCTGATGTTGTTGCACCCGATCCTGTTTCATTTGAGGGCATTGTTATTGTTATAGTTGTGCTAGATGGTACACTTGTTACCATAAATTTTTTATCATCAAAATCTGATGCTGAGTAATTAGAATTAGTTATTGCTGTAAAATTATCTAACAGAACAATATTATTTTCTTGAATATTGTGATCGCCACTAAATGTTATTGTAACTATTGGAGAACCATTAGTTGTACTAAAAGCACTTGTTAATGTTGTAGTGCTTTTGATAGGATGTATGTCATAAAAAATACCTCCTGAGTATGCATATAAAATATGACTAGTACCTATGATTGCAAACTTGTTACCGGACTTGTTAACTAAATGATGTAAAGCTCTTGCGGCTCCTGTAAGTTTTGACTCACCTAACTGTTGCCAACCGCCTATTTTTTCTGGTGTACCATATCTAAAACGTACATTATCTCCATCAACCCATTGTCCTTCAGCTGTAGTTTCTGTAACTTGTTTGTTAAACCCTGGTTGAAATCCTATTTTTTGTAGCATATGGCTCCATTATAATACTATTTTACACCTGATGGTAGTCCTAGCTTAGCTCTTCCATCAAATCTATTTTTATCAGCAAATGGGCCATTCACATGATTATAATGTAGAAATACTTGACCGCAAATGTTCCCGTCAAAAGGCTCTCGCCAATGTTCAAGTTCGCAACCACTATATACTAACATATCGCCTACTTCAAGCAAGACTTTCGTACCTGCTGGAGCGTTAGGTTTATGTATATTTTTGTACTCATCAATAACATTATTAGATCCTGTTCCATCTATAAATATAGGCCAAGGATCACCACCTAGATTAACTGTTGTAGATATTTCACAACTAGGTCTGTCTTTATGTCTTCTAAGTTCATCACCTTTTTTATAGGCTCTTGCATAAGAGTATGTTGGTATTAAATCTAAACCTGTATGTTTTTTCATTACTGGTAACATTTTAACCATAAGAGTTTCCATAGCAAAATCAGCATAACATGAGTAGGTATTAGGTATTTGTTGATCGGTCCATGTTCCAAGTATAGGGGACTGTGCGTGTATGTTATGTTCGTACATATAACCTACTGCATCTCGTTTAAGTAGGAAATAGTTTAATATAAAGTTAGCTAGATCGTATGATACAGCGTTCTTTATTACTTGAT